ACACTTCGCCCTGAACAGAAGCACATCTTTACTTCCAATCTAAAGTATCAGATTCTTCTTGATTCAGTTCAAGGTCGTGGTCCCAGTATGGCATTTGCACCATACTGCTCACTTCCTGAACTTGAATCTTGTATGAAAGTGTGGGAGTTCATGGAGATGATTCATTCCAGATCCTATACTTACATTATTAAAAATGTGTATTCAAATCCTTCTGAAGTATTTGATTCTATTTTGACAAATCAAAATATTTTAGAACGTGCAGAGTCAGTAACTGGTGCTTATAATGATTTCATTAATTCTGCTCAACAATATGGTATCACAAATGACTGGTTGTTTGCCCAAGAGGGTGTAGAATATGCAAAGGAAAGTAGAATTGAACTAAAAAGAAAACTTTATCGTGCTATTGCAAATGTCAACATTCTCGAAGGTATCAGGTTTTATGTCTCGTTCGCTTGCAGCTTTGCATTTGGTGAACTCAAACTTATGGAAGGATCAGCTAAAATTATCTCTCTCATCGCAAGAGACGAAAATCAGCACCTTGTCATTACTCAAAACATCCTCAATAAGTGGCGCGAAGGAGATGATCCAGAGATGCAACAGATTTCTAAAGAAGAAGAGGAGTGGGTAAGGTCTGCTTTTGAGAACTGTGTGAATGAAGAGAAGCACTGGGCAGAATATCTGTTCAAGGATGGTTCTATGATTGGTCTGAATGATAAACTCCTCCACCAGTATGTTGAGTGGGTTGCCAATCGTAGAATGAAAGCAATTGGTATCAAACCACTGTATGATATTGCTGCCAAGAACAATCCACTTCCTTGGACTGAGCACTGGATTAGTTCCAAAGGTCTTCAAGTGGCACCACAGGAAACAGAAGTTGAAAGTTATGTTGTTGGTGGAATCAAGCAGGATGTAAAGAAAGATACCTTTGCAGGATTTAAACTGTAACAAAAGTTACAAAATTAATTGTATAGATAAAAAACGTTCATCACATTAAGTGACGGAAGTAGGGTTACCGAAGGAACGCAAATTTACTCAAAGTAAAGGAGCAAACCTATGTCTAAAGTAGTTTATCGTGGTGTAGAATATGATACTCAAAAAAGAATTGAGTATCAACAGCAAATGCAACAACAACCTCAACAATACAATGAGACCTATCGTGGGGTCAAATTTGTAAAAGAGGGGACCAAGGGATGACAGCAACCTATCGTGGTGTGAAGTATAACACTCACACTCCGAAACTAGAATATCGTAAGTGGTATTCACAAACACATGCTCCATCGCATCCATCAAACACATATCGTGGTGTTGCTTATCGTCCATGTAACAATTGGAACTGGGAGGAGAAGAAATGAAAAAACTTAACTTCCTACAATTGATTAAGGAACAAAAGCAAAAAGAGGAGCGTCGTTATCAAGCACAACTAGCACAACTAGTGGGAGCAAAGTAATGGCACAAACTATCTTATCTTTAACTGCTGGACTTGCCTTAAGCACAGTTCTACTTTCAACCTATATTCAATGGTTGTATAAGTATTAATCAAAAATGAAATAAACTGAGAGGGTCCTTGTGACCCTCTTTTTTTATAAATACTTAAAAACTAATTGATAGACATGGCTGGTTTAAATCACATTAGAGAAGCATACGAGCAAGTTTATTCTCAGATTGATGAGAGAATGGACCCAGAAGAGAGAGCACTGAGAAGAGCAGAGGTTGCTGATAAGAAAGCAAGCAGAATGGAGCCTAAGGTTGCTGCTAAGTATGCAGGATCAGAAGCAAGGTCTGCAGAAAGAGAGGATAAGAAATCAAAGGGTAAGCACATTCATGGAATGACTGATTCATATGAAGTAGAGGGAGATATGGTTGATGAAAAATTTGTAAAATCACAAAACCCTCCTACTGGTCGTAAATCACTTTCAGATAGACAATCATATAAAGGAACTGAAACTAAACCTTTCAGGGGCAGTAATCCAAGATCCTTAAGACATGAGATTGCACGTTCTTCAGGAACATCACAGAAACCAAAAAATGAAGAATTTGAACAGATTGATGAGAAGTGTTGGCCTGGTTACAAAAAGAAAGGTATGAAAACTATGTTTGGAAAGAGATATCCAAACTGTGTGAAAAAAGAGGAAGTTGAAATTGATGAAGCAAAAGTAGATAAAAAACTTCCAGAGCATGAAAGATCTGGTGCAAGATTAAAGAGATATGATAATCCTTCAGGTGCCTTAGCATTAGGTGGTGGGCAGCAAAGAGCACGTAGAGCAGAGCATGAAGAAAGAAGAGGTGTTAAGAAAGAAGGTAGAGATTATCTTGAAAGAGATCATGGTGGATCAGAAGAAGAACATGCTGCAAATGTGAGATTTGGTAAGAGAATGGAAAAACTTCAAGGAAGCGTATTGGGTGGAAAGAAAGAAACTTCAGAGAAGAAGTTAAAGGAAGCAGTTTATGGTGGTGAGAAGAAGGAACCAGAAGATACCAGAATGACTGTGACAAATGCTGATAAGAGAGCAAATACTCCAGCATATCAAAAGTTTAAGGCAGGACATAAGGGATACAAAGCTGCTGATCATCTAACCAAAGAAGAGATGAAACTAGAGTTGATTGCACACCTCAGAGAGCGTGCACTTGATGCAGCAGAGAAGAAAGAGAAGGAAAGTGTCTTTAAAGCAATCAAACCTTCAAAGCTTGCTAAGACCTACCCTGAGAAGTCACCTCAAGAACTCAAGAGTCTGAGATATGCTATTTCAACTTCACAGGCTAAGAAGAACATGGACACTTCAAAATCTGATAAGAGGTATGGTACAGAGAGATGAATGAAGAGTTGACCCCTCCAGAGCATCCTAGAAGAGGCAGGAAACCCTCAGAAGTTGCCAAGAGGGAGAAACTCAACATGCTCATCAGTAAGGTCAAGGAGCACAAGAAGAAGTTTGACACCCAATCCAAAGATCAGTAGAATCACTCTGTTAGGGAGACTGTTTATCTCCACTTAGGACCTTCAAACCAAGCAGCAAGACTATAGCGAGTACCGCTTAAAACTGGGTCTGCCTGATGGTAGATAAAAGATGGAAAAAATATTACAGTTCCTTGGTGTCTAATTTCTTGTTCATCAGGATAGGCAGAACACCCAAAAAATCTCAAATTACCACCTTCATATTGAGAATGATCTGATAGTTGAATCACAACACTCAACTTACGATGTCGTTCAGTGCTATTCACCCAAAACACATCTTGGTGTTTTTTATATTCTCCTCTAATATCACCGTCATACTGAGCAAGTTGAATATATTCAAGATTATCAATGTGAAAGCCAAACCAATCTTTATTAACAGACCTCTCTAATTTCCATAGAGTTTCATAAACATCGGGAAACAAGTCTGGATAAATCCAAGTAACTCTACTTTTTCTATGGCCACTATTAGCAGTTGAAGCATCTTCACCAAGAGTGGCTTCTTGAAAGATAAGACTCTTGGACCTTTCTAAGATTGATTCACACTCATTTGGTGAGAAATAAGATTTAAAATAACACCACTCACCTATCATTCTTATCTTTAATTATTAATATCAATTATACTACTTCTTGTGTCCCTGTCAAACGACGCTCAGGATTGACACTCAATCCAACTTTGATTAGAATCACTCTGTTAGGGATGAAAGATAAATAATATCTCATAAGATGTTTAAGTATGAGCTATGAGAATCCTTGGAAGCATCAAGGAAAAGTTTTTGAGTCAGAAGACATTAAAGACAATTTTGGGTTTGTATATCTCATAACTAACAGAGTGAATCAAAGGAAATATATTGGCAGAAAGTATCTGTGGCAGTTTAGAACGCCAAAAGGTAAAAAGAGAAAAGTAAAGACTGAATCTGATTGGAAAAATTATTATGGGTCTTGTCCAGAACTTAAAGAAGATGTTGTTAAGTATGGCAGAGAAAGTTTTGATAGAGTTATTTTGTCATTACATCAAACAAAGGGCAAAACTAACTACGAAGAAACAAGACAACTATTCATTAACAACGTGCTTACAGAATCCCTTGACAATGGAGACCCAGCATTCTACAATAGTAACATCCTATCAAGGTACTTCAGAAAAGATTATTATGAATCAAAAACAGATGCAGAAAATCTGCCAGAAACAAGTTGATGATATTATTGATAGGATGCATGTGTTATGTGCAGAAGGCAGATCTAATGATGCTGAAGCACTCTATGCTGAAATTCGAGATTGGGTAGTACAAAAAAGGGACCTTGAAGTCCTATCACTAGACTATATTAATGACCTAATGGAGGATGGATAAATAATCACTCATTATGATATACAGTATGAGTCGTTGATAATGATTTAGAGCCCAGGAGATTGCCCTTCGAGAGAAGGGAAGTGCGCTTTCTCTATTGGGATGTAGAGTTCAATTTAATTTAGTGCAAAATTTCTTTACTGTAGCCATGCCCCTTTTGGCAACGGTTACAACCAGTACGGCAACACTGCCATTTCAGAATTATAAGATGCAGGGACCTCCCCCTCCTTTTTCAATTATTAAGGAGTTTGACTTAAAAACTGAAAAGACAGCAATCCGAGAGGTTGCTCCTGAAAAGTCAAAAGAGACAAGGTTAATTTGTAAAGGGTGTAATGAACATGAGAATGCTACCCTGGCATATTTCCAGGATCGTGGTATAAAAGACAGAAACGCCCTTGCTACCAT